AGTAGAATTGTAACACAAGGCGGTTTAAAATTTTCAGATGACTATGCAGGAAATACAGGTGACAATATGGCATGGCTTAACTCGTCACTTACATATTGTGAATTTGCTGACAAAATTTTAAAACATGCTTGGGTAGGTGAAGAGGATATTCCATTACTTTTTGTTGATAAGAATGGAACTGCACATTTTAATACTTTAAATTCTCTTTGTAAAGAACAAGGTATTAAAGCACATTATATGAATGCAACTTTATACCAGAAAAAATATGAAGAACCAAATGAAAGTAATAAAAGTACACAAAAACCAACAGGTGTAAGACTTTATACAGATATTACATTTAAAAATATAGGATATATACAAAACCAAGGTGCATATGGTATTAAAGCTACATTATTTAATCCATATAATATAAAAGAATTAAATCCTATAGCTTTCCCAGTAACTGATGTAAATATTCTTAATCCTAAAGCGGTAACTTTAAATGATTCTTGTATAAGATCAAAAGAATATCATGATAATAAATCTCGTCTTGCTGCAATAGGAAATAAATCAGGTGGTCAAACACAAAATACAAGATATTCATATTCTGGAATGCACTTTAAGCAAACCCATGAATATTATGATTATGCGCCATTACATTATGAAACAATTAAACGTGCATTTTATCAACAATTTGTATTTATTAGTATAGATGTGTTAAATCAGCCAGGATTTGACAGTAACCCAACACAACGCATAAATCTTGGTGACAAAATAAGCATTGATACTACAATGTTAGGTTCATACACAGATTCTATTCAAAGTAATACATATATAGTTTGTGGTTTAAGACATATCTTTAGCACCGGTGGTAAATATACAGTATTAATAATAGCTGTAAGTGATGGTATTGGTGGTATTGGTGTATTAAAGAAAGAAAGTAATTTAAATAAATAAAACTAGGTAATATATGGCAGAGACATTAGATGAATTATTAGAAAATGTACTTAACGATGTAGATAAAGGTTTTAATACACAGGTTTCTGAAACATATGAAAAACCTGATGTAAAACCTGATAGTAGATGGACAGGAAAAGTAGTAGATAATAATGATCCTGAAATGTTAGGACGTGTTAAAATTCTTGTATTTGGTTATTATGATGAACTTCCTACAACTGCATTACCTTGGGCTATTCCAGATATTAGTTACGTCGGTGGTACTAATGGTAGCTTTATCATTCCTGAAGTAGGAACTATGGTCAGAGGTTATTTCGACCAAGGCGATATTCAGAAGCCAATTTACGATAGTGTTGCATTTACAGAATTAACTGCAAAGAATTTAACAAAAAATTTATTAGTATTCAAAGAAGAAAACTATCCAAATAAAATGGTTTTCTTTGAAACAGACCAAGGCGATTTTATGACCTTGAATCGTTTTACAGGCGAAACAGAATTTAAACATAGAACAGGATTAACAATTACTATTGGTATTGACGGTTCTTTAACTATTAATACTGGTACAAAAATGGGTGAACCTGGTAATGTTACAGTAAATACTGCTGGAAAAGTTGATATAAATGCTACAAATGATATTAATATTAATTCTGTTACTGGTAATGTAAATATTGATTCTATTACTGGTGATGTAAATCTTGGTAATAATTTACTTAAACAACTAGTAAATAATCTACCAATTTGCCCTGTTACAGGTATTAAGCATTGTATAGGAAATAGAAACGTTAAATGTTAATTTTATGTATCAAATATACACAGAAGATGATATACTAGAAATAGTAAATAGACATTTACTATATTATCAACGTATATCTTCTTTCATGTATATTATCGGTATTTCTCAAGCACATCCTATTGGCAATATATCAATAATATCTAATGAATTAATTTGTCATGTTCATTTTAATAGAGGTTATAAACGCTTTGCAGCTACCTTTAAATATGAACCTAAACGATTTGCAGAATGTGTAAAGCTTGCAAGACAAGCAATATTCGAAATAGAAAATTATAAACTTGATAAATTACTAGATTCAATTTAAAATAAAAAAAAAAACCTTAGATTTTACTCTAAGGCTTTTTAAATTGTTTGTTACTTAGTAATGATTACTCTGGTTTCTTCCAATCTTTTTCAACTGGGGTATCACCAACTACAATACCAGTAGCATATTCCGGGCTGAATACAGCGGAAGCATCATTGATTGCAGACCATGCAGAAGCATTTTCTTCGATGAAGTCCGGAGTAGTCCATTCAGACTGCGGAACGTTGAAGATTCTCTTGTTGAGTGCAGAAGCACCGCCAGAGAGTTCATAAACCGGCTGAGTTGTGTAGTGATAGAGGCCATCAGAGTATGCCTTGTAACCTTCGATACCAGCAGAAGTTGCTGCTGTATCATCATCAGTTACGAAGTATACATCGGTCTTCTGGAAGTAGTCATTGCCAAGATTGTAAATAGTTTCTCTACGTTTCATGGTTATTTCTCCTTAAAATTTCCTATGCAAGAACCATTCTTGCATCTATTTTATTTATAAAAAATTTTCGGGAAAACTTGTTAGCCATTTTGATTATATTTTTTAACGTATTTAGCTGGTATTGAATTAGTAACATATACTGCTTCTAATTTAGTTGGATCTTGATAAATTGGATATCCTTTTGGCAATTTTACCAGGTAAACAGTTATATCCTTTGGGTCACAATGATGTTCAGAAGCAACCATATTAACTAATTCTTTTGGGTCTCCAGCTAATGCTGTAGGACATAGATATATTCTACCTTCTTTATAGATATCGAAGTCATTATCTACTGGTCTAGCTTTTATTTTTAAACCTGTTTTATCAAGGAAGTTCTTATCAGAGCAATGATAATATTCTTGTTCACCAATATTTAACGGAACTTTTTGATTAATTGGTGTTACGTATATTGGGTCATATTTTAATGGTTCACCTCTATCATTATAATGAATACTACAATAATATCCAGCGTCTTCACATATTTTCTTAAATTCTTCTTCAGAAATTTCTTTAAGAATAGAAGTTCTAATTAAAATTAATTCTTCTGGAGCATATTTATCAGGTGTAATAAATTCTTCCACATCTTTACCTAATGCAAGTGTAAGAAGCTTTTTAAGCTTTCTTTCATTAGCATAAAGGCTTTCGTTCATATTACAAAAATCTTTAAATCTCATGTATTATTTATTAGGTGAACTAACTCCAGCTTAAAAGCTAGAATCTTCCTGCTCAAGAGTACTTTTGTACTCAGTATCAACAGGCTCTACGGGCAGTCCCTGCCCTGTTTTATTTAAAATCTTTAAGCCTTCATCCAATATGTTCAAAGCCGCATTCTTATCTCTATCAAGTAATGTATGACAGTTAGGGCATTCCCATTCTCTATCAGCTAAAGTCAAAGTAGTGTTTTTATAGCCGCAATAGTGACAAATTTTAGATGAAGGATAGAAACTTCCTATTTTGATATAAATTCTACCATACCATTTAGATTTGTAATCTATCATATTACAAAATGAACTAAATGATGCATCGGCAATACTTTTAGCAAGTTTACGGTTTTTAACCATATTGGAAGGTTTCAAATCTTCAGAAACAATAACTTGGTTTTCGTTTATTATTTGAGAAGAAACTTTATGTTGAAAATCTTTTCTTTGATTTTTTACTTTTTCATATATTAAAGCTACTTTAAGTTTTTGTTTTTTAAAATTATTGCTTCCTTTAACACAATGGCTTAATTTTCTTTGTTCTTTGACAAGTTTTTCTTGACTTTTTCTAAAGTATTTAGGATTGTCAATTACAATACCATCAGAATCTATCAGAAAATCTTTAAGTCCTAAATCAAATCCGATTTTAAAATTATTTGTTGGCAATTTTTCAGGTTCTTTGCATTCACAACAAATACTACAAAAATATTTGTTTGTATTAGATTTCTTTAATGTAATGTTGCAAACCTTAGTTATTTCATATTTTGAAAAGTTATAACTGCATCTATAAGTAATTTTACCGATTTTAGGCACAATAATTTTTCTGCTTTGAACATCTAAAAGTTTAAATATATTCTTTTTCATCATACAATCACGATAAGACTGCTTATCTGATTTCTTTTTAAACTTTGATGCTTTGGTTTTTTGTTTTGTTTTCTTACTTAAAGAATTAAACCAATTTTTATAAGCTGAATTTAAATCATTTAAAGCTTGACAAATCGCTTGTGAACCTATATCATTTAACCAAGGATTAAATGCTTTAAGCATATCTGTTATATCTAAATCTTTGTCTTTAAATCCAAAGTTTTTATAGTATTCCTGTTTTAATGAAAGAACATTATTATATACAAACCTACAAGCGCCAAAAGTCATGTCTAATAACTTTTGTTGTTCTTTTGTAGGGTATAACCTTATTTCAAACGCTCTGTTCATAAAATAAAAATCCTATCAGTAGGATCGGTACTAATAGGATATAGCTATTTCTAGCATTAAACTCTTTATTTTCCTATATTAGAATCCGATCCATTCTAATAATCTATATATTATATATAAAAAATTATTTTATGAATTTTGTAATTTTAGTGAACATTCATAAGCCGGCCTAAAGGCACGGCATCTTTCTGTTCGCTTTTATATAAAATAAAAATGCCGAACCGAAGTTCGACATTTTTAAATCGTTTGTGTACTTAACTAGATTACCATTCGAGCTGTTCAGGAGCGTCAGCGAAGAGGCCATTGAACTTGAGCAAGCGGTAGTAGTTTTCAGCACCGAGCATGTTGTGGGCGAAACCATAACGGCTCATGATACCGACTCTCGGAGAGAAGTCGTTAGGATCAATTGCCTGGTTAACAACACCAGTTACATACGGGCAAAAGATAACACCAGCATCATAGAGGCTTGTGCCCTTGAATGCGAGGAGAACTTCACCATTATCATTAGCGCCGAATTCATCGACAGCGTACTGGTCACAGAAGACCTTAACAACACCGTTCAAAGTACCCATTTCCGGAGTAACAGCAGAGCCGTTAACTTCGTGAGCAACCTTTGTGAACCACGGGTTAGCGCACTGAAGAACAGTAGCAACGTCCGGGGAAACAACAGCGATGTTTGCCGGGCCACGACGAGTAGCAGTACGGATATCGTTTACACCCTTCATGATGTGAGTGATAATCATACCGAAACGTTCCTGGGAGTTAGTACCAATGAAACCGTCGTTGTTTGCAAGAGTCTGCTTGGACTTGTTGAAAACACGCGGAGTGCAGAGGGACTTACAACGACCGATAGTTTCACGGTCCATTTCAGCAGTCATTTCTGCCTGAAGAACGTTAATCATTTCAGTCATCATTTCGATACCCTGCATAGCCTTAATATCAGCTGCAGATTCGAGAGAGAAGCTAGCAGCGAGCTTACGGGTCTTAGCAACGATAGACTGACGGCTAAGCATTAAACCAATTTCCGGCATCTTGCGGCTTACAGACGGGTCATCAGAACCGAAAGTAGGACCGGTAATCTTCCAGCCTTCAGCAGACTGAGTATCAACGCCAGTACCAGCATCCCATTCGCCATCTGTGTTAGCGGTAGAACCGGTGTAACCAGAGAAGCGAGGAACTGCCTTCCATGCAGCTTCAACGAGTTCGTTCGGATTATTGGTCTTATAAATGTAACGGAGTGCGAATGCAAGACCGACAGGACCAGTCAACGGCTGAACACCAACGAGGACGTTAGCGAAGAGCTGCGGGAATACACGACGAACGAGAGCGAGAGAAATCGGAGCAAATACACCCTTAGCGTCACCACCATGAGGAATACCCTGGTCGAGACCGAGCGGAGCACCAACACCCTGCGTGAAATCTTCAGTCAAGAGTTCAGAACCGAGGTTCTTAGTCTGCTGGTTTTCAAGAAGACGAGCCGTATTATAACGGATCAAATTATCCTTAATGCCAGAAACTGACAGACCACCCGGAGCCTTGCCCCAGCGTTCCATCATACCAGCTTGTGTCTTTGTAATTTTCATTTTCTTTTTTCTCCTATTAAAAATTTTTGAATATTTTTAATTCTTTTATAATATATTTATACACGAAAAATTGGATTTTTCGTTTTTTAGCTTAATTTTCCTCAATTAGGCTGGCAGATCCAAGCATCATGCGTTCGCGTGCGCTCAATTCTTTGCGAGCTGGTTTAAATTTTTCAGTTAAGGGTTCGTTTGTACGATCTTCGACATAGCGAGTCTTACGGACCGGACGTTCTCTGTTTTCAAAAAGACGTTCCCTTTCATATCTCATCGAATCAATAGATTCAGTCTGTTCCTGAATCATTTCGATGTAGGCATCAATGTCCTTCTTGGTTTCATTGAGGCTCTTATCCTTAAAGAATTTCTTTACCTTGATTCTCTGTTCAGCAGAAAGATCAGCAACCTTTTCAGAAATCAAAGATTTCTTTCCAGTGCTTTCGACCAATTCAGCAAGGCGCATATTCTCATCGAGCTGTTTCTTTAAAGAAGCCTGAAGTTCAGCGTTTTCAACCTTCATTTCACGAATCTTCTTAGAACCACTCATGTCCATCGGAACATATTCATCTTCGAACAACTGTTTGATACCGTCGATAATCGGAGCGTATGTTTCGGAAAGTGCTGTCTTGTGAATCAAAGCCGGACTAATCTTTTCGTTGATATTGTATTCAAGATACTTATCAAGGCCAGTAATAACTTTTTCTTCCAAAGCTTCAAGTTCTTTGCCATACTTTTCTGTGAACTTTTCATCGAAGTATTCAAGGATATACTGTTCTGAAGCTTCTTCAAGTTTCTTCTTGTATGCTTCAACCTTGGCATTAGCTTCTTCGCTTAACTTTTCACAACGTTCAGCGCAGAATTTATTAGCAATGTCTTCGATTTCAGCAGTCTTCTTTTCTACAGCTTCCTTAATCTTCTTCTGACAAAATTCATCAGCTTTCTTGGCAATCACCTTGGCTTCTTCGTCTGCTTTCACCTTAACTTTTTCATCAACTGTCAACTGAATGGCCTTTTTGACTTCATTCAGCTCTTCCGCCGTGAACTTTTGTGAAAGAGTTTCAAGAATTTTATCCATTTTGATTCCTCCAATATAACTAGATTATTTAGTTCTTATATTTTATTTATAAGTCAAAATTTGATATTTTTGTTGAAATAAAGCCAGGAAGTATATACTTCCCGGCTAAGCTATAGAAATTCATTATTATTTACGCTTATTAGTAATTCTATATCCATTTTCACGTAATATTCTCTTAGATTCAGATACTGCCTGACGTTCTTTTGAATTAATTGCATCAACAATACATGCAATACAATCATCAACTGTCATCTTATCAATAAAGAAATCACGACAATAGCTATCAATCAAATGCTGATACTTATTAATTATAAACTTTCTATTTTCCAAAGCCTTAATAACAGCAGCCTTAAATCTGTTATACTTATCTTTTAAAAAGAAAACTTCATTCATTCTATCCATAAATCCCTCTTTATGTAATAATGCTATATATGTATTTATAAATAATATAAAGTGAGGAAACAATAATATGAAAAAATTCTCAGATTATGTTACAGAACAATGCACTAATGCATTAAATGAAAATACTTCTCAAATTGGTTTGACTGATGTTTTTGAAGGTTCTTCTGCTATGGGACCACATCACCATGAATATTGGATTTTTGATGAAACTGGCTATGGTAGAACAAGTGATGCTATCAATGAGCCGTCTAATTTAAATGCTCCTACTCCAATCACAATGGTTGGCGGTCATATTCACTTCATTAAAGATGGTGTTGTTCAGCCTGTTGGTGATGGTCACACTCACAAACTTCTTGAACCAAGTAAGATTGATGCTGATACCAAGATTTTCAGTTGTAAAAAATGCTGTGAACCTGGAACATGCATTCCGCCAATTGGTCAAGGTTAAGACATAATAAATTATAATAAAAAACCGATTTAATAATCGGTTTTTTTAATCTTCATTATCATATTTCTGACGAATTTCAAATAATAATTGATTCTTATAACTTCCTAATTCATTTTTATATACATATTGTTCAATATCATAATAAACAACTGTTGCACTATATTCATCATCTCCAGAAGTTACTACAGTCATTGGTATTGCTGATACTATTGGATTACTTGCACTATAATAAACATCACACTTTTCATCAGTATAACAATTGTATATACAAGATTTTATATTATCAATATCAAATTCAAAATTTACATTAGCATCAGCAGAAAATTCTTGCGGTATTGAATAAACTTGTAAATGACTCTTATAACATGGAACTCTATTATAATCTGTATTTAACAAATCATCAACAATATTTTCTGTAGCAGAAGTCATTGTATTACAATAAAAAGAATTTACTGTTTCATCATAAGATATATTTGATCTTACATAATCATATCCATTAGAATTATATGTCGGCGTGAAATCCATACATACTCTATCATCATTAGTATCTAATATTGGATCAGCTGCATTTGGATCTATTTTTATTAATGTATCTGGTATATCTCTTTTAATAGATGGACATAATTTTATAAGAAAATTAAATTTAAGATATGTTTCTTTTTCAAACGGCGTATCTTCATCAATATCTTCAGTATCATAAACTTCATTATAAAATTCCATTTCACATGTAGTAGAATAAAAACCAATTTTATCAGTTCCATTTGTACATCTTGGTATAGCAATTACATTAATTTTATAATCTCCGCTTAAATAAACTAATAAACCGCCGTTTTTAATTAACGATTCTTGTATTTGCCTATCAGGATCGTCAGAATAATATGGAGTACTAATCCCATATTCGTCAATATCAATTTGTTCTATTGATGTATCTGGTTTTTTAGATAATACTATAGTTCTTAATCTACCAGAATCATCCAGTTCTATAGTATCGATAAATGTAAATATATAATTATCGTGTCTTAATTTATTCCTAAAAATATCGCTAATTCTTTCACTGAAAGTTATTGTAGCTGTATATCTATTAGGGGTAACTGTTTCTTCTATAGTATAATCCATGCATTATTTATAGTTTTCTTAGCTAAATATAAAAAAAGATGGTCATTTCTGACCACCTTTTTAAAGTTTAACTTTTAATTAACCTTCATCAACAGTAACACCGCGAGAACGATTAATAATAATCTTAACATCGACGAATTCGATTGCGCTTGTTGGCCACAACTGAATTGCAACATTCATAATTGTTGAATCTTCAGGATCCTGTGTTACGCTAAGTGCATATCTATCAATACCTTCAGCAGCTTTAACTCTCTGTAAGAAGGAATCAATATCATTTCTTGCAGCGGAACGAGTATTAACACTGTTCTGCATGAACAAATACGGAGTCATCATGTTTTCAAGACGCTTTTCGATATAGTTCAAGCAACGACGGATGTTAATTCTGTTGAGCAAGCTATTCTTCTTGAGAGCAGTCTTCTGACCCCAGAGAACAACACCATAGCTACCACAGTCACGAGTTGTGTTAACATTATTGTCATATAACTGACCAATTTCATCATCAGTAAGCTTAAGCAACTGACCATTCGTATATCCGATAGTACCGCGAGATACACCAGCAGGAGCCATCCAAGGATAAGAGAAGGTATCACAGTATGCCATAGCACATGCACCAGCAACAGACTTCGGCAAGTAAATCCAAGAAGCAATTGCAGAGTTATAATACTTATCATAACCACCATATTCAGCAACATAGCTACCGTTATTGAAGCTGAACATCTTAGATTCAGAAAGCATCTGCTTTGCAGTCTTTGTCTGTTTAGAAGTTACCTGAACAACACCGATATCCATAGTTCTTGCTGCAGCAATCTGAGCAATCTTTCTCTGGTGAGCAGCGAAACGCTGACGACCGTTGAATGTATCAACAGCATCTACGTTGAACAAGATATCAAACTTAGCACGCTGACGGTCCTTGTAAAGATCTAATGCAGCAGTCTTTTCAGAAATGTTGTTCTTGGTAGAGTTCTTACCACCAGTTAAGCCGTAAATTGCATAAGTTTGTTTTGGTTGCTGATATTTACCTTTATTATCTGCAGCAGCGCTTACAGAAGCGCGAGAAATATAAATGTAATCAGAATGACCATTAATTACATTCGGAATATAAAGGCTATTACCTTCACTGTCCTTAGCATATGGGTCAGTAGAAACAAACCAAGATTCAGCAGGATCTCTTCTTAAAGCATCCATACCAAAACCCCATGCTGCTTCTGCAGTCTGAGTCTTATTCTTGATATAAACATTAATACGGAAAACTTTCTTCCAAGTTAAATCATTTGGATTTTCATCATATGCAGTAGTATCATTATTTACTTGGTCTTCATCATCATATGCATATTTCCAGTTAAATGCGTTTTGATGCTGTAAAGCTGGAATATTTGCACATTCAGTAGTAATAATAGAAATACCAATATCATCACCATATTCACCAGGTCCGATAGAAGTAATAATAAGTTGGTCATCGAAATTAGAACGATATCTTTCAACGTCACCATTACCTGGTTCATCTTCAGATTCTGTCTTAATAGTATAACCATCAGCATATGTCTTATCAACAGAATTAAAGATAAAGGAAGTTGGCTGAGCAACAATATTATTTAATGGAATATATGTTGCAGTGTCCTTATCTTCAAATACAAAGTCTTTTTGAATCGGTAATGCAATATATTCTGTAGAATTTGCAATATAAACAGAAGCCTTGGTCAACTTAGAAGAACCTTTTTCTGTAAATAACCAGAATAAGTATTCTTCAGTATTGTCATTCTTTGCCATTGCTTCTGGCGTTTCTTTAACAATCTTTTCTATGATGGAATCAGTTGTAACATCATAATATCTTAAATAAGAATAATCATTAATATCAGAAATATCACTACATGCGTATTGATCCATCATATCAATAATTACTTTCTTAGGAGTACGTGCTGGAATACCTTCTTCGCCATATTCATATGTACCAAGCCAATCAACATCTTCTTTAATTTCAGTTTCAGTTATTACCTTAAATGAATCATCATATGTTTCAACAATATCTTTATACATTGCAGAAACAGGATTAATGAAATATAATTTCTTACCAACAGGTAATGCTTTATTGATGTTTTCACTATATCCAACTATTGCGTAGCTAGGGTCAACTTCATTGAAGTTAGTAAACTTCATAAC